TTCAGGTTGATCCGCCCGCAGCGCATGCTGGCTTTGGTGGCGCACTTGCGTTGAACATCACAGCCTTAGGGCAGTTCTATTCGAGCAATCAAGCGGGCGCGGCGTGGATCTGGCTGGTCGATGGGACGGGCTACTGCAACTACAACGTCGTGGATCTTACGTCACCACTGGTTGCAGGCCGTGCGATCTGGAGCCTGGCTTGGTTGATCGGCAGCGCGAATGTCAACCTCACCACCAACGGCGTCGGCGCGGTGCTCTATCGGCCTCGAGTCAACGGCGCGGACTACGGGTTGTTGAACATTGGAGCCACCTCAGGCCCACGGTGGATCAAGACGGCGTACGACGAAGCGTCGTCTCCTGAGATGGAGATCAAGCTCAACGGCATCGCGGCTATCACAGCGGACGCGGCTGAAACCGTCGCACCCGCGCCGTCAGAAACGTTCCGACTGGGGCGCTCTTACGGCGCTGTGAATGCGGCGTTTCAGCATGGCAGGGCGTACATGTTTTTCCCGACGCTCACCGCGCCACAGCAGGCGATTGTAGAGGCGTACATCCAAGCAGACACAGGGATCACACCATGAGCCGCTATCACGTAGACACGCCCGGCGCGTGCGAGTCCGTACGACAGGCGATCAACACTGCATGGCGCGCAACACCAGCAGGCGGCACTGTAACGCATATGTTCAACGGCGTCGTGGTCGGCACAGAGCCGGCCGCGCAGTACGAGGCGCGTCTCGGACTGGAGCCGACGCAGGTTGTGCATACAAGCCGGTTATTGATCGGAGACGATGGTACCGCAGCGTTGGAGATCCCCGATACAGGCAAGACTGCAGAGGCCATCGCGCCTCTGCTCGGGCAGGGCGCCACTCCGAGCGCCGCGTCCCTCGTGCAGGTCACGCGCCCGCGCGAGCACAGCAGGCTACCCACGGGCGTGCGTGACCTGCTGGATGACCGCTACATCGACGGCGAGCTGGACGGCACAGACGCCGCTGGGGAGCCACGAGACACGCCAGCCGCGCGCGGGCTCATCACGGCCGAACTGCAGGGCGCTCACGCGGCTGCAGCGCTTGCCCGCAAGGACGCGAGGAAGGCGCAGCGCGCGTTTGAGAAGACGATGGTCGCAAAAATATAGCGAGGTTGCTCATGGCTGCCAAGATTGGCCTCGCAAAGGCTATCGACAAGGCGGAGCGTAGCGAGCTTGTCACGATGTACGAACAGTACGCCGCGATGGGCAGAGAGTGGCTCCGGCGCCAGATTCTGGTCAACAATCGGATCGACATTTTGGCGGAGTACGTTCTGGGCTACCAGATCAAGCCCCTCCACTTGTCGATCATGAAGTATCAGTTTGCCCACCGGGAAAGCCTGCAGCTGGTGTTCCGCGGCGCGGGCAAGAGTAGCTGCGGCACGGTTGGCAAGGCACTTCACATAATCGCCAAAGATCCAAACGTCCGTATCTTGATCGCGTCCAAGACGTCGACACAAGCAGAGGCGTTTCTGAAGGAGATCAAGGGCCACCTCGAAGTCAACGACAAGTATCGTGAGTTGTTTGGAGTCTTCTACGATCCGCGCCGCGTCAACAAGTGGGACAGCCGCGAGATCGAAGTGCTCCCGCGGACGCGCGTTGCGAAGGAAGCGACGATCACCTGCGTAGGCTTTGACGGCATGATCGTAGGCAAGCACTACGAGGTGATCCTGTCTGACGACCTCGTGGACGAAGACAACACGCGCACGAAGCTCCAGCGCGACAAGATGCGTACGTGGTACTACCAAAGCTTGGACCCTACCCTGGAGCCGCCCTCGCCGGACCACCCGCACTGCGGAGAACACCACCGGTTGGGCACGCGCTACCACTATGACGACCTGTACGGGCACCTCATTGAGAACGAACTGAAAGACCACCACCAAGTCATTCCGGCTCTGTCGCCGGAAGGGCGGAGCCCGTGGCCCGAAAAGTTCCCGCCCAAGTGGTTCGCGGAGAAGCGCAAGAAGAGCGGATTGATCATCTTCAACTCGCAGTACCAATGCGACACGGAGGCAATGAAGGGCGAGGTATTCCAATACGATGACTGCCAGCGCATCGCAGAGAAAGACTATCCGCCGTTGGAAGACATGCAGGTGTTTATGGGCGTCGACTTGGCCATCAGCGAGAAATCCACCGCGGACATGTTCGCTGTCGTGGTCATCGGCGTCACCGCTGATCGGAACATCTATGTGTTGGACTTCTACGAGGGCCAACTCCGCTTCCTTCGCCAGACCCGGAAGATCCTGGAGTTGTTCAACCAATGGGACCCGATCCGAGTGGCCATCGAAACGAACGCCTACCAAGAGTCGCAGAAGCAGCTGTTGGAGGATGCAGCGGAGATTGGCCTGATAGAGTCCGGCGAAGAGAACGTGCTGAAAGAGCGCATCAAGGGCGTAGAACAAGAGAAAGACAAGATGACGCGAGCCTGGAAGCTCAGCGCCAAGTTTGAGAACAAGAAGGTATTCTTCAAGACTTCGCAACACGCGCTAATCAACCACCTGGTTTTGTTTCCCAACTTCCGCTACAAGGATCTGTTCGACGCTTTCGACATGGCGGTTGGCGCGTCCAAGGTAAAACGAAAGAAGAAGGCGCGGCGCGAACCCGGCCTCTTTTGAGGAGACCCGATGACGCAAGAGCAATCAACCCATAAGCGCGCCAACGACGCCAACCAAACGGCGCTCCGTAATGCGCGCGTGGTGGCCCTGATCGACGTCTCGAAGCGCCGCGGCGTGTCGCTTGAAAACGTCGACATTGAGAAGCGCACAGCGACCACGGATGGCACGCCTGGCAAGACCACGACGATCAACGATGATCCGCTTGGCACGATGACTGAAAGGGGCGACATAATAGAGTCGCCATTTGACATGCTGTCGCTCGCGATGCTACCGGAGTACAGCAGCGAGCTAGGGCAGTGCGTCGAGTCCTACCAAGTCAACATCGAAGGCAACGGGCACCGCCAGGTGCCGCGCGTACACGTCAAGAACAAAGACGCACCGCCGGAGTTGGTCCAGGCAGTCAACAAGGAGCACGCCAGACTCGCCAACTTTTTCGAGTATTGCACCAGCGAATCCTTCGTGGAGTTTCGGAAGAAGCTCCGAAAGGATCTGGAGACAACTGGCAACTACTACTATGAAGTGATCCGCGACACAGCGGGAGCCATCCAGCAGTTTCAACACGTGCCGTCCTACCAGGTGCGCCTGTCGCGCCAGGACGACGGGTTGACCGAGGTGGAACGACCGATCCTGAAGCTTCAGGAAGATGGTAGCGTGACCATCGAAAAGGTGAAGGAATGGCGCCGCTTCCGGCGCTACGTTCAATGCCGCTCCATCCAGCGGCGCAACCTTCAAATGACCAGCAACAAGCTCCGTTGGTTCAAGTCATTCGGCGACAAGCGCGCCTTCGACAACGTGACAGGCGAACCGGCCAAGGCAGACACGCCCCCGGAGCGCCTTGCCAACGAGATGATCCATGTGTCGATCTATGCCGCGCGCTCGCCTTACGGCTTGCCCCGCTACATCGGCAACCTGTTGAGCATCTACGGTGACCGCGCAGCTGAAGAGATCAACTTCACGACCTTTCGCAACAACAACATCCCGTCGATGGTCATCTGCGTCAGCAACGGACAGTTAACAGAGGGCTCGCTCCAGCGCATAGAAACATTCGTGGAAGCCCAAATCCAAGGCAGCGACAACTACAGCAAGTTTGTTCTGCTCGAAGGCGAGTCCACAAGCGAGGACGGCGAGGACGGCGGCCAGGTCAAGATTGACATCAAGCCGCTCACGAGCGAACAACACAAGGACGCGCTATTTCAAAACTACAGCGGCAACAACCAAGACAAGATCCGCCGCGCCTTCCGCCTTCCGCCCATCCTCGTGGGCAAGAGCGAGGGCGTGACGCGCGCGACGGCGGAAGCCTCCATCATGCTCGCCGACAAGCAGGTGTTTGCCCCGGAGCGCGACAGCTTCGATGCCGTCATGAACCGCATGATCTATCCGGACATGGGCGTTTGCTACCACAAGTACAAGTCCAACTCGCCGGTCACGACCGATGAGCTCACGCTGGTCCAACTCATGTCCGGCGCGGAGAAGACAGGCGGCATGACCCCGCGGATCGCGCGTGCCATCCTTGCTGCCATCCTGAACGAGGATATTCAGGACGACTTCCCGGATGGCTTCGATCCGGACAAGCCGTTCAGCCTCCAAATGGCAGAGGCCGTCAAGAACCAGGCGGACGCGGCGGAGCCCGGGCAACAGGTCACTGCGCTCAAGGTTCTCAAGTCGCTCGGCATCGACGTCGATGCCTATGGCCAGGGCAAGGATGCGTTCGCCGCCTTCATGGTCGACGTAAACAAGGCACTCGAAGGCGACTGGCGCCACGAGGCCTCCAAGGCAGAACACCACGTTGAGCAGGCCGAAGAGGGATGACCCAGGCACTCGACACCGCCTACACGCGCCTGCGTCTGTCTGACGTGCTCGTGGCAAAGGCTGCCAAGCTTTCCGAGGTGGCACAGATAGCTCGCCTCGAAGGGCGGCTGCGCGACTACCTGGCAGCGAAGTGGGGCGCGCGGGCCTCCGCGGCCGCTCGCGCGGGCGCCAAGCACACCAGCCCGGCCGCGATCAAGAAGGCTGTCGACGCGGAGATGGCCAAGTGGGAGGGCGAAGTCAGCGCCGTATTCAAACGCGACGCTGAGTTGATTTATCGCCTCGCCCACACGGCCGGAGCGAAGAAGGCCACGGGCCAATACAAGGGCTCACTCCAATATGACGGCGACGCCATGTCTGTTCTGAAGGCGAAGAAGCCCAGCGTGGCTGCAGACTTCACGCTTGAAGACGAAGGCGCCATCGCAGCTCTGAACAAGCGCAACATGTTCTGGACCGGCGCGCACTACGGCGAAAACGTCGGCAACGTGGTCGCAAAGGTAGCGCGCGAAACGATCATCGCGGGCAAGACGCGCGCAGAGGCGGGCCGCGTTGTTGAGGGTGCGCTACGCGCGGCGCTCGGGACAGTCGAGACACCTAGCGGCTGGCGTGGAACCAGCGCCGCCTACTTCGAGGGCGTGACGGCAAACGCCGCTACGGTCGCCCGGGCGTACGGCCAACTGAGCGCATTCAAGAAGCTTGGCGTCGCCACGTACACGATCGTCAATCCGCGGGATGAACGCACCTGTCCAGTGTGCGGCCTCATGGACGGCAAGACGTTCTCTGTCAAGGACGGGATCAACCAAGTCAACCGCGAGTTGAAGGCCAAGACTCCCGAGGACGTCAAGAAGATTCACCCGTGGATGAGCGCGAGCGATCTGAAGAAGGTGTCCGCCGTCCCAGGCAGATTGACAGGGGCAGCAGGCGCGCGCGACTCCAAGGCCCTCGCTGGGCGAGGGCTCGCGCTACCCGCATACCACATGAAGTGTCGCTGCACGGTGGACATCGATGAAAGCTCTTTGAGCTTCGACGATTTGGCATAGAAAGTTTTGGCGCGTCTGGGCGTCGCTTTACTCTTGACGCCATGCCAGCAAGACAACGCAGAGCCTTTCCAGCGAGCGAACGGAGTGCCCACTTGGGCGCGCCGCGTGACGCTGACGTGGGCACGGCGGAGCACGTCAGCGTCCAGAAGTCGGCTGACGAGGCTCCGGAGTCCGACGAATCGCTCAAGATGTTCATCCCAATCACGAAGGCCAACGACGACGAACAGACCGTCACAGGCGTAGTCCTTCAACCTGAAGTGGTCGACGGCCAGGGCGACATCTACGATGCCAAGGTGATCCGGAAGGCCGCCCATAAGTTCTTGGCGGGATACAATGCCCAAACCAAGATGGGCCTCATGCACAAGGACTTCAAGCCGCGCTTCGAGTTGCTTGAGTCCTTTTTGGCTCCGTTGGATATGGCCATAGGATCCAAAGTCGTCAAGTCTGGCTCTTGGATCATCGTGGTCCGCGTGCTCGACAAGGCGATCTGGACCAAGGTCAAGGACGGGAAGTTGACTGGCTTCTCAATCGGCGGCAAGGCGAAGGCCCAAAAGTTGCAGACCCAAGCCGCATAACCCAAGGGAGCAGAAACTTGCCGAGCGAAGCCAAACAGCGTTTTCTCGATCTGGACGTGGCGGAGATCTCCCTTGTGGACACTCCGGCCAATGAGGTCGAGTTCCTAGTTTTGAAACGACTGAGCGACACGGAGGACGAACCGATGGCAAATCAGAGCACCACCACCACGGTGGAACAACCGACCACCAAGGCCGCGGCCGCTCCGGCAGCAGGCGCAGAGGTGGTGGCACTCGAAGCTCCTGCAACGGACGCGGGCAACGAGACGGCCGTGAACAAGGCGTTGGCCCAGGTTACGGCGCTCGTCCAGAGCATCGCCACCACGGTTCAAGCGACCAAGGCCCAGGCTGCCGCGGAGGTCTTGGAGACTGATGCGGAGAAGGCCAAGAAGAAGGGCAACCCAATGCGCGAGATGTACTCCAAAGCCTTGGAGAAGGCCGGCACCAAGGGTGACGAGCTGGCGAAGGCCATGGAGGCATTCGACGCGGAGGCGGCCAAGTCTGCCGGCGAGGCATCCACCGCAAAGTCTATCGAGCACAGCGCGGAAGACACCCAGGAGCAGGCCGCAGAGAAGGCGCTGGAAGCGCTTTCAAACGCGGTGTCCAAGGCCAAAAAGTTCACCCCCAAGCGCGAGGCCGCGCTGAAGAGCGCGATCGACGGCTTGAGCACTCTGCTCGCAGAGATCAGCTCCGCCAACGCTTCCGCACCCGCTGCCACGTCGGGCGACCTGGGCGAGTCCGGCCTGATCGGCCTTACCAAGGCGCTCACCTCGCTGACCGAGCAGGTTACCAAGGGGCTCGCGGAGGTCCAGGAGACCACCAAGGGATTGATCACTCGCGTGGAGAGCGTGGAGAAGGCTCGCTTGCCTTCTACTGCTCTGCCGGAGGACACCACGGAGAAGCCCGTGGATGTCAAGAAAAGTTTCTGGAACGGTGTTCTCTGAAGGGCCGGATGGCCAACACCTGACCTCGTAACAGTCAACTGGCGATTCCGGCCCGAAGCAAGAGAGGCACTGAAATGACTCTGAGTAATGAACAACTGGTCCAGAAGGCGGTGATCACCGCCGACGCGCTTGCCTCTTCGGGCAAGCTCAACCCGGCACAGTCCGACCGTTTCATCGACTATGTCGTGCAGGAAACGGTCCTCAAGGACAACGCGCGAGTCGTGCGCTTCCGCAACGAAACGCTGGATATCGACAAGATCGGTATCGGCCGCCGCGCGGCGGTGCCGAAGTCGGAGGCCCGCGATCCGGGAGTCCGCCGCGGCATCAGCACCTCGAAGGTCTCGCTCACGCCTTCCGAGGTGATGGTGCCGTTCGAGATCGGCGACACCTTCCGCGAGATCAACATCGAGGGTGACAACGTGGAAGACCACGTAATCCAGATGTTCGCCAAGCAGTTCGCCAACGACCTCGAAGAGCTGTACATCGGCGGCAACACCCTTGGGCCGGCTGCCATCGAGGGCGACCTGGTGGATGGCGGCTCCAGCACGCTGTACGTCAAGGACTCCTACCTTGCTCTTCAACAGGGTTGGGACCGTCTGGCCGATGACGCCCACCTCGTGGACGCAACGGGCCAGGCCATCGGCCTTGGCATCTTCGGCAAGGCGCTCCGCGCGATGCCCACCAAGTTCCGCCGCAACAAGAACGAGTTGCGTTGGATCATGAGTCCCGACCTGTGGCAGCTGTACTGCGAGAAGCTGTCCACGCGCGCCACCGCGCTCGGCGACAGCGCGGCCGCCGGCGGCTCGGTCGGACCGTTCGGCATCGCTCCCGTCCAGGTGCCCCTCTGGGACAAGCTGGCGTTGGTCGTGGAGCACGTCGTGCTCACCGGCACCACGCCAGCGGCCCTCAAGCATGCCAACGTCGAGTCGGTGGTGGTCAGCGCCTCCACGCTCGGCGCAACGCCCTCCGCGGCGTTCATCGAGACCACGGACTATGTCGTGGACTACGCCGCTGGAACCGTGGTCCGCGATGGCGGTGGCGCCATCGGCTCCGGCGCCACCGTGAAGGTGACCTACCGCGCAGCGCCTCAGCTGATCCTCACGCACATGAACAACTTCATCGTGGGCATCGGTCGCGACATCCGCATCGAAAAGGATCGCGACATCTACAAGGGCGTGAACCAGTATGCCATGACCGCGAAGGTTGCAGTTCAGTTCGAAGAGCTGGACGCCATCGTTAAGGTCAAGAACATCGGCAAAGAACTGTAGGAACTTTCACCTAGCCCATGGGTGACCATCGGGTATATATTGGCCATTGTTTGGAGGTCTCAAGATGGCACACATGAAAGCCACGGTCGAGTTGATTCACGCTCTGTCCCATACCGGCCGCAACGGGCGGACCATGGTGCGGGGGCGTCCGCAGATCATCACCAATCCGGCAGACATCGAATACTACCAAAACCAGCGGGAGTATGTGGTGACTGTCACGAGCGAGGCCGCGTCCAAGAAGGCCGCCAAGTCGTTCCCGCCTCCGAAGGCAAGGGCGCGTGCGCCAGAGCCAGAGCCTGAAGAGGACGACGCGGAGGACTTGGACGAGAGCGACGATGAGGATGACGCGGAGGACTTGGACGATGAAACCGACGTGGGCGACGGCGTTGCTGTTCCCGCGAAGGCGGTTGGCCCCACGGTATACCGCAAGGGCGACCTGGAAAAGATGACCAAGCAGGTCTTGTTCGAGTTGGCAACCCACGATTTCAAGCTGGACGTCGACACATCGACGCCCAAGCCCGCGCTCGTGGCCAAGCTGCTCAAGGCACAGACCAAGAAGTTGCAGGGCTAGCCTCCAGCAGCGCCGTCTAGATGGTGCCCCGCGCGCCGCTGCTCCAGGCGAGTAGCGCTACCGCGGGGCACTTCGCGTTTATGATCCCAAACGGAGGTTTCCAATGAAGACGATTCGCGTGCAAGTCAAGAAGTCGTGCCCCACGGTCCACGTCGACAACTTCCCGGCGAAGTGCGATCGCTCCGGGAAGGGCTCGATCAAGATCACGCCCGGCTTGCTCATGGTCACGGAGGGCGAGCTGCAACACATCCGAACATCCCGCCCGGACCTGGTCAAGCACCTCATCGCGAGCAAGCCCGCGCCTGTCAAAGAAGATGCCAAGCCTGTCGAGCCTGCAGCGCCGGCGGTGAGCAAGCTCGCGCTTGCCAACGAGGATATCAAGCCTGCCAACGAGGATGCCAAGCCTGCCAACGAGACGGCCGAAGCCACAGAGGCGTCTGTCAGCGGTGCAGACGCGAACGCGGAGCAGCCTACGTTCGGCAAGCGCGGTAAGCGCTAGGCCGTCAGCTCCGCCCTTGCTTGGTCGACCAACGGAGGGCACCCATGCTGAAGATTCACACAGCAGACGGCAAGACAACTCGGATCGACTTGCGCGACGGCGAGCAAGCCAAGTGGTTTCTTGGCCAGCTCAAGCGTTCGGAGTTCCAACGCACCGTCACAGGCGTATCTGTGGTCCAGGATGCGACCTCAAAGGCACGATGCCCGAGTTGCAACTGTGCCAATGAGCTTTCCTGCGGGAAGTGCGGCAAGCGCCACGCGGAGATTCGAACAACGACGGGCGTGCAATACAGCCTCACCCGTCCGGAGGACGTGGAGCCTGTTTTCTACCAAGTGGAACAGGTCGAAGTGGAAGGCTCGCGCGGAGGCGCGCGTGTGACTTGTTTTGCTGGAGAGGCGCGGATCGTTATGATGGTCCATCGCGGACAGCCCTCTGTGAGAGTCACGCTGTCTAATCCGGGCCGGCAGCGTTATAATCCAATTCAATCAGGGTGAAACCAATGACCGAAGCCAAGACATATGACGTGGTGGTACACAAGGCCAACCTGCCGATGATGAAGAACGAGTCGATCAACGAGTACACTTGCAACCTGTCCAAGGCAGGCAGCGAAGCAGTGCGCAAGTCGCTCGGCATGACAGGCTCGAAGCACGCCTATGCGTACATGGTCGAAGCCTTCGCTGACACCGCGGTGTTTTACGCGTCTGACTACGATCAACAGGGCGTCACCAAATCCAAGTCTGGCTACTACGCCACGATCTACAAGCGCGACGACAAGGGCGTGTTCAACTTTTCCGCCTTCAAAGAGGTCGTGCGCGTGACGCGTTTCGAGGCTCCGGCCGGTAGTGACTCGCCCACGGAGTCCACCGTTATCGCCACCAAGAAGTCCGCAGAACCAGTGATTGGCAACGAGGTTTCACAGTGGCAAGAGGTGTCGATCTTCAAGGGTCTCATCTAGCACCTCCCTGGCCGCAACGCTTTGGCATCACGCCTGTTCGCGGCGATACTTCGCCTCATGGCGTACATCGATTTGGCCGACGTTCGCGATGTTGGCATAACTGAAGAGATGGTTGCGGATGAGGCCGTGGAGACGGCCATTGCTCTGTGGCAGGCGCTCATCGAGCGCGCCTGTCGCCAATGGTTCGAGCCGCGCGAAATGACGCTCAAGTTCGACGGCAACGACAGCGCGTTGCTTCCTGTTGGCGTTCCAATCATTTCCATAGAATACTTGAAGTTGAACAACGATCCTGTGGCGCTAGACGCAACGCACTACCGCGTATACAAGTCGCGCTCCTACCCGGACGACAGGCGCAACCCGCGGATTATGCTGAATGCGCTCTGCGACGATGCGGACATCTACACAGCGCCCATCGTGAACGGCCTTCTGAAGTTTCGCAAGGGGCGACAGAACCAGGAGATCAAGGGCACGTTTGGCTTTGTGGAAGAGGATGACTCAACGCCGCTCCTGATCAAACGCGCGCTGCTCAAGTTGGTAGTGGAAAAGCTCGCCACGCCCGTGTTCACAGCGCCTGGCACGGAGGCACCTTTGCCTCCGCCTCCGCCTGTGCTCGCAGGCATCATCCAAGAAGAGCGCACCGACGGGCACGCGCTCATCTATGCCAACCGCTTCACGGTCAACTCGCGACGGCCCAACAGCATGATGTCGTTCACCAGCGACCCGGAGATCATCGAGATTATCAAGATGTACCGCGCGCCCATCGGCATCTGCACTCCGGCCCACCCCTCGCACACGAGCTTTTGATTATGGCCCTCCCAAATCTATTGCATCGCACCCAGGTCACAGTTCAACAGATCGTTACGGGAACGACGCGATACGATGAGGACACACGCGAGCCCATACAACAGGCCGCGCGCGACGTGTCCAAGACGGTGCCCGGGCAAGTCCTGTGGGGAGCGGATCGGAACTACTCGTCAGCGCCGCAGGGTCCAGACGAAGGCAGCGACGGCTATGTGTTGTTCCGCTACGTCGACTTGCGCGCCGCGGGCCTCACGCTTGCTCGTGAAGATCGCATCAGCAGGATGGGACACCTGGAAGTCGACGTGTACATCCAAAAGCTCCAACCGATGGGGCATTACGCGGACCAGAACGGTCCTGCACTTGTGCGTGCCTACTTCAAAGACAGGCAACCTTCCAAACAGACACGCGGCTGATGGCGCTTCGCAAAGACGAAGGTTGGAAAAGATACGCCAAAGCGCTAGATCCAAAGCGCTTCAAGGCCGCCCTTCGCCGGAACATGCGGAAGGCATCAATCCTCAATGGAAAGATCGTTGAGGCGGCGATCCGGAGCGCCATCCGTGGCGGAGGCTTTGAGAAGAACGCTGCATTGACGGTCATGATCAAGGGAAGCTCGAAGCCTCTGGTGGACCGCGGCGAGTTGTTCAAGGCAATCACGAGCGTCGTGATTGGCGACGCCAAGGTTTTCATAGGCGTGGTCCAAACGAACGAGTTCTATGACCTCGCGATGGCCATACACGACGGCGCCAACGTCAAGGTAACGCCGGCAATGCGCGGTTTGTTCTTCGTGTTGTGGCAGGCGAGTATCGGAAAGATGGATCCAACCAAACTGTCCGGGCGCGCCGCGGAGCTTTGGGAGCGCGCTCCCGGCGGCTGGCTTCCTTTGAAAGCGAGTACAAGCAACATCATCATTCCAGAACGAAGGTTCATCGAGTCCGCATTTGAAGACGGCGCCCTGAAAGATCAAATCTTGGCGAATTGGAACATGGCCTTCAAGGCCACCATGCGCGAAGTGGCGAGGCAAAAGTGAGACGGTTGATCAAGACATTCGAGTTCAGCGAGGACGTGCGCCGCGACATCACGCTGTCTGCCGGGTGTCGCTTGAATCCCGCCACCAACCGCATCGAGTTGAAGGCCAACGCTGCGGGCGTGTACGACACCGATCCGCTCGGGTTCAACTTCACCACCTGGCTGATCAATCCCGAGACGGCGAAGCAGTGGCTGGGCTTTCAAGCCTTCGAGGTTCACCCGCGCGACGTGGACGCAGACATCGCCACGCCGATTCGCTACCGCCTGGGCGACGGCACAACGGAGTATCACTGGAACGGCGCTGCCTGGGTTGCGTCGTCCACGCTCTGGAACACCGAGGCGGAAGTGGCCGCCGGCATGCCGGCGTTCCCGATAGCCCAACAGAAACTCCGCATCACGGCAAACCTGTCCACGGACGACTCACGCTACACGCCGGCGCTCTCGGCCATCAAGGTTCTGTATGCCACAGACGTCGTGTTCCAGGAGGATCTGATTTACAGGTCGCTGGTGCGCTCGCTCCGCGAGACGATCCGTCCGGTCGCTGATTGGCCTGTGACGATGCTCGCGGACGGCGCCACGTTCGATTTGGATTCAACGAAGCTCGACACGCCGTATAACGTGACCAACGTAGTGGGCGCGTACGCCACTGACACGGACCCTAATAGGTTGTCCAACCTGTTGTCATCCTACAACCCGACGACGAAGGTGGTCACGCTCGTGTCGCCGCTCACAGAGGGTGACGAGCTTTGGCTTCAGTTCCAATACGAGCCCGAAGTGTCAACCCATACGTCGCGCGACTATATCGAGATTGGCAAGGTGCCAGCGATTGTGCTCAGCGACATCAACATCTCCAGCACGTTCGAAGTAGGCCGCGATGATCACATCGTCCTCAACAAGACGTCGGGCGCCTCCGTTCGCGTGCCCGGGCCAAAGCAACAGAATGTCGACTTTGTAGTGCGCTTTCTCACAGACAAAGCACGCGATTTGCAACGCCTTCAAGAGGCTGTCCGTGAGTGGATCCGAGCCAACCCGCTCCTGCGCGCGCGCGGCATCGATGAACGCTATTCACTTCAAGCGCTCAACCACTTCGATGGCCAGGGAGTCAGCGGAGACGGCGAGGTCCACGCTGGCCGGATTCGGTTACGCGTCTTGAAAGCATTATTCTATGACCGGCCGGATGAAGACGCATTCGCGACGGTGAGGTTCACGCTCCGTGGGCCGCCGGATTTGATCGTGAGCTGAGGAGGCTAAGAACATGGTACAGCGACGATTTGGACCCACCCGCGGCGCCGGCGTGGTGATCGAAGAGCAGCAGGGCGAGCAGTCGATTCAACCCGCGGCACTTGGTTTCGCAGGCTACGCAGGCTTGTTTGAAAAGGGACCAGTGGGCGAGTTGATCGTCGTGACGAACCACCAACAGTTCTTCAAAAAAATGGGCGGATTGATCGCGGAGTCTCTGGCTCCCGATTGTTGCACGCACTACTTCAAGACCTCGGCAGGCGCGGGCGGGCTTTGCCTCGTGCGCGTCACCGACGGCAACGAAGAGCAAGCGGAGATGACTCTGTATCAGCGAAGGGGTGACGGCGTTCAGCCGTACAAGGTGCCAATGGGCACGGTCAAGGCAAAGAACGGCGGCCGCTGGGGCGGAGCTTCGCGGCGCGCCACCGGCGACTTGGACGACATCGGCGACCTGACGGAGACCACGCTCACGACGGGCGTGGCCGTCAAAAAGGACGTCTACAAGGGCGGGTATGTCGAGTTGTCGGCCGTTGCCAACACGCGCTATCCCATCATTGGCAACGACGCGACGGGTGTGATCACGGTCGCCTCCGACTCGCTGATGCTCACCGACCACGCAGCCAGCGTCGATTTGCGCTACTACGTGGTGGTGGAGGACGGCGACAAGCGCGTGTCCATCCTCATTGGCGACGGCGAGGACGCTCCGGACACGGAGTTCAGCCTCACCACGTTCGTGGACGGCGCGCTGATCAAGAAGTACCCCAACCTGAGCACAGATCCGGACGCTGCGCGCTACTGGGTGAACCTGATCAACAACGACACGGCCAACGATGAAATCGAAGTGGAGGACTTGGTCACAGGCGCCCACACCGCGGCGACCCGCCCGGCCAACGTGTACGGAAACATCGCCAGCGTGACCGAGACCACGCTGACCCAGACGCTTCACCGCTTCACCATCGACGGCGCAGGCGATCCCACGATGGCCTTGGGAACCACCACCGATGAGATGGTGGAGCAGACCATTACGTTGACCATGACGGACGCCACCACGTTCACCGCGGTGTCCGACAAGTTCGGCTCGCTGGGAGCGGCTGGCACGTTCGGCGCCCTGTTCACGCCCAACAACAAATGGACGCCTCCGTTCACTGTGACCGCGGGCGCTACGCCCATGGTGGCTTCCGACACCATCGTGATCAACTATGTTCCTTTGGTGCCTTCGGCTCTCGTGGGCGGATACGTCTACCCTGACAAGGTCAACGCCAAGCGCTCGCGCTTCCGAATCACCGCGAACACCCACAATGTGATCACCGTGATTGCTGGCTCCGACCTTACGGTGGACGGCGCAACCGCGGACTTCTTCCTGGTGGAAGCTCCGTTGGATCTGGTGGAGGGTGTGGACGGCCACGCGAATGTCACTGATGCCAACTTCGAAGATCAAGCGTGGAGCGTCGACTCCAGCCCGTTCAACCGCATCGAAGGACGCAACCTAGGCTTGGTCAAAATGGCCACTCCCGGGAACACGGCAACGGCGGTGCAACGCGCTGGCGCCGCGTACGCCAACGCCAAGAACCACCAGTACAGGTATGAAATCCCCGACAACATCGTGACCGAAGAGGCCGCGATCGAATACATCAACGACACGCTGGGTCGCAACGACTATGCCGTGGCCTGCTTCCCGAGCTATGGCAACATCTCGGATCCCAATGGCGGCTCAGAGGGCAAGCTCAAGCTCGTTCCGGTGACCGGCATGGTCCACGGGAGGGAAGCCCGTATTGCTGCGGACTTCGACGGCTACCACAAGGCCCAAGCGGGCCTCGATGCCACGCTACCTCAGCTGCTGAAGATTCCGACGGGCGACGCACTCTTGAACGAAGAGCTTCTCAACCCGGCGGGAATCGCTACCATCCGCAAGAAGAAGGGCAACTTTGTCATCTGGGGCGATCGCACCCTGTACACCGACAGCACGTGGAAGTGGAAGCACCAGCGCGAGCTGATGAGCTATTACGAGCACGTGCTGCAGGAGAACTTCGACTATGTCGTGTTCGCCCTGAACGATCCGCTTCTTCAAAAGCCGCTACTGGCGACGCTCCGCCAGTTCTTCCGCGCAGAACTGGTCAAGCGCGCCATCCGAGGCAACACCCTGGACGAGGCGGCCACGATCAAGATCGACGACGAGAACAACACCGACGCAACGCGCGCGGACGGCGACTTGTTTGCCGACATCGCGCTGAAGCTCGCCGACACCGTGGAGCGCTTCCGCATCCGCATCGGCAAGTTGGGCATCTTCGAGTCGGTGGCGTAATAGCGCCGCGAACGGATCAACAGGAAACCTCACAGGAGAGAAACGAACATGTCAACCATCAAAGCAGACTACGGGCAAGGCGCCACCTCCGACGAATCGGTTGGAAGCGCAAACCATCCTCCGCTCGCGGAGGTTCTGCGCGACATCGCCACAGACCTGGCGACCGTCGACTTGGCCAGCGTCGAGACAATCGCGGCCGCGGACCTGGCCGCGTTCACCGACCCGCCAGACGCACTTGAAATGGCTGCTCTCCGGACTTTGGTCAACGAGATCAAGACCAAGATCAACGCCGCAGCTACGGCCAAGGCGGCAGCCGGCGCCATCCTTACGATCAAGGGCTGAGGCTAGTCCAGCCTCGCCGCACGCGCACCACCTAAGCCACAGGAGAGCAGGATGAAAGGCAAGATTCAAGCTGACCACATGCCGATCAACAACTACGAGTTGATCGTGGTGGGGCTTCCGCCCCTCACGGTTGTCGAAGTGAGCGGCATTGAAGACGTCCTCAACACCACGGAGCTTCCGGACAAGACGGTCGCCTCCACGGGAACGCGCCAAGCGTCCGAAGTGGAACTGACCATGCCAATGCACCACTTGGTGGAGCAGGCAGCGATGGAGGTCTGGTTCAGAGAGAGCCAGGACCCGGTCAGCCCATCGTACAAGAAGGCGGCGACGTTGATTCACAAGAGCGTGACGGGAAAGAAGCTCCGCACGTTCAGCTTGATCGGGATGTTCCCGACCTCGCGCGCGCTCCCGGATCTGAAGATGGACGACGAAGGCGAGATGGCCGTTGTCGTGTGGAAGATGTCCATCGACGATCAGGAGCCCATCTAATCCAGCCCGCTTCAACTTAGCTTGCCTTTCATCCTGCTCTTTTGAAAACACCAAACCATCACGGTTGGACCTAACAAGGTTCCAAAACTGATTGGAGGCGAACCGTGCCTGATGAACAGACAGCTGCCATCGCAGCGACAGTTACAACGACCGAACTTTCCAAGCTGGGAGCTTCCCTGCCGCTGGGCATCCAACACGGAGGAAAGCTTCACCGCGACATCGGGATCCGCCCATGGCGCATGAAAGAAGAGCGCGAGCTGGGCGCGCTGCACGCGGCCGCAAAGGAAGCGAACGTGGCGGAGTACGTCAGCCTGGTCCTGGCTACGATGTGCACCCGGCTGGGCCCTCACGATCTCGCCGCCATGGACAAGGTCGAAGACAGACGCCTAGTCATCAACCAGATGTTCATGGGCGATGTATTCTACGCGTACATGTGGCTCCGCGTCCAAAGCGTAGGCAAAGAGCTTACGCTGCGCATCAAGGTGCCCGGGCGCGTCGATGAGGTCAAGTACGTGGCCGATCTGGAGACCACCCAGGTCATCACGGCGGACAACTACGAGGCGTGCACCCACGATTACCCGCTCAAGAATCCATTCATGATCCGCGGCAAGCTCGTTCAGACGTTGAAGTTGGGCCCGATGCGTTGGGCCGCGCTCGAAGCCGACAGACAACTTGGCATGGCCAACAAGGGGCACGCGAAGGCGATGGCGATCAAGGCCGCCATCGTAGGTGCAGACGTCTATCCCGGCCACGGCCTCCAACTGACGGAGACAGAGTTGGACGAGTTGTCCAAGCGCGACCTCGAAGGCATCACAACCCAAGTAGACAACAAGTCCATCGGGCCGGTAATGAGCATCGAGGATGAGTATGAAGGCCGCCCATTCAAGGTTGGGATCGACTGGAGATACGACAGTTTTTTCGCAGTTTCCTCCGAGTGAAGCCCATTGAGACGCTCCGTGAGGAGGCGTTCGCGCTGACCTACTGCATGAACGGGATAACATACGCGGACGTTGAGAATATGGCGAGTAGCGAGCGGGTTTGGTTTCTGAGGCGCCTTCGGGACCAACTGAGGGATGAAGCGAAGAAGTCCAAATCCAAATAGGAGCGAGCATGGCCTTGGAACGAATCGGACTTGGTGGCGTCCTTGACTTTGACGACAGCCAAGCGACTCGCGCGATGGGCCGTGCTCGTGATGAGTTTGGCCGCTACGCAACCGCCACCGGCGGAGCTACGCAGGCCCAGAACGTCTTTGCCACCTCGGCCGGCCGCGCGAGAGATGCCGCCGGGCGCTTCGCAGCGGGCGCAGGCCAGGCGACTGCAGCAACGGACAAGTGGAGTTTGTCCCTTGGCAACCTGGCCAGACAGAGCCAGACCGCGTTCCAAGGCATCGGCGCAGGCCTGGGCAAGATCGGCGGAGCGCTCCGGAGCGCGGCCGTTGCAGCCCTTCCGATGACGGCCGGATTGGCCGTTGCCGGCAGCAAGGCGGTGTCCTTCGAGCACCAGATGTCAGCTGTTAGCGCGATCACACGCGCCAACACGGAGGACTTCGGCAAGCTCAACATGAAGGCCAAAGAGTTGGGCGCGGCCACAGTATTCACGGCGACTCAAGCCGGCGAAGCCATGGAGAACATGGGCCGCTCCGGCGCCACTACGCAAGAGATAATCGGCGGCATCAGCGGTGTCATGTCGGCCGCCAGCGCGGAGTCAATCGACTTGGCTACGTCCGCGGACTTGGTGGCACAGGCCACGCGGATTATGGGCAGAGAGTGGTCGCAAGCGTCCAACACCGCGGACGTGCTGGCGCTGGCGAGCGCCAAATCAAACACGGACATGATTAGTTTGGGCGAGGCGTTGAAGTATGGCGGCCAAGCTGCCCACAACGCCGGCCTGAGTTTTGAAGAGACCGTTGGAATACTCGGCAAGCTGGCCGATTCCGGCATGAGGGGCAGCGTGGGCGGTACCGGATTGACGGCCGCCCTGGACAAGTTGTCCAATCCTTCTGCGAAGGCGACAGAGTATCTGAACCAACTTCACATCAAGATGACAGAGACCAAGGACGGCGGCATAAACTTCATCGATATCGCCGATCAGCTAGGCAAG